ACGGTTGGCTGCGTATAAAGCAGCTGAGATTGCGGTTTTGAAGGGGCAGAGCTATACCATTAAGGACAGGACTTTGACACGCGCAAGCCTGAAGCATATTCAGGACATGATTGACAAATTGGAGGGAGCTATCAAAGCACTTCAACGCGGTGGTTCAATCCGTGTGAAAAGGGGTGTTCCCCGTGAACTTTGATATGGAGTGTTGATTTTTCAAATATCCGGATTTAAAAAAAATATTTTGAACTATTGACTTTGGTTTAAAATATTCGTATAATACGGATATATGAACAACAAAAAGAATCTGCCCATCATTTCATCAAAGGGGACATCTTATGTAATCCCCAAGATGAGCTTTGTCGACAAGGTTGTTTCGTATTTTGATCCAAGTGCCGCATTGAAGCGTTGGCGTTCCCGTGCGGCACTTTCCTATTTAGGCCACCCGAAGACAACCGGATACATCACACCCGGTTCTGCCCGGCGTTCGATGAGAGGGTGGCACCCCACTGGACAAAGCCCTGACCAAGACATTCTCACGACCGTGGAACATTCACGTGCTGCGTGTCGTGATTTGTTTATGAATTCCGGGCTTGGTTCCGGAGCACTCCGTAGAATCCGCACCAATGTAGTGGGTTCGGGATTGTCCCTACAAAGCCGGGTTGACCGTCAATTGTTGGGGGTGACCGATGATGAAGCGGATGCTTGGGAATCCCGGACTGAGCGTGAATTTGCGCTCTGGGCGGAATCGAAGGATTGCGACGCAGCCCGTTCCTTAAACTTCAAAGAGCTTCAAGCACTGGCATTGCTATCTACACTGATGAATGGGGATTGCTTTGCGACCCTCCCATTTGTTCGGTTGACAAATAGTCTTATTCCTTATAATCTGCGCATCAAATTAATCGAAGCTGACTTGATCAGAAATCCTATGAACAAACCAGATATAGGGAAAATCCGTGGAGGCATTGAAGTCAACGACTTGGGTGCCCCAGTGGCCTATCACTTGATGAAACCGGCATTGAATACCTTTTCATACGATTGGGGAACATGGGCCCGCATTCCGGCTTTCGGCACCCGTTCTGGACGGCGGAATGTGTTACATCTCATCGACCGGGAGCGGATTGGGCAACGGCGGGGGATGCCATTGTTGGCTTCTGTTATGGAGCCACTGAAGCAGATTCAACGATTGTCCGAAGCAGAATTGATGGCCAGCGTGATATCTTCCTTTTTCACTGTGTTCGTGAAAACCGAAACCGGGGAAAGCGGACTGATGGAACAGTTTACTGATGAGGAATCGGTACTGGAGAAATCAGACGATGAAACTTCAATGGGTAAGGATGCCACGAACAACGATGATAACCTGCTTGAACTTGGGCCAGGTACTATCAACGAATTGGGAGAAAATCAATCAGTTGACATAGCGAATCCGCAGCGACCGAATGAGAAATTCAATGACTTTTTCGTGGCGATAGTAAAGCAGATTGGAGCATCAATTGAGATGCCTTTTGAGCAGTTGATGATGGTGTATCAAGCCAGCTATTCTGCAAGCCGGGCTGCTTTACTTGAGGCATGGAAATTCTATCGCACGAGACGGGTTTGGCTCGCCACGAATTTCTGTCAGCCTGTCTATGAGGAATGGTTGACGGAAGCGGTATTGAATGGCCGGGTGGCTGCTCCGGGATTCTTTGATGATCCACTGATTCGGAAAGCATGGATGGGGACTCTTTGGGCTGGTCAGGGACAGGGACAAATTGATCCAGTCAAGGAAACCAAAGCAGCCGCAATGCGCATCGAAAAGAATCTGTCCACATATGAAGATGAATATCTACATATGACCGGGGGAGATTGGGAAGCATCAATGGTACGGCTTGCCCGTCAGAATCGCAAGTTGGAAGCCAATGGCCTGAAGACTTCCGTGGAGGAAGATGAAGAGGAAACACCGGAAGCCGATAATATTGATAATGATAACGAAAATAAAACGGGAGAAACGGCATGAGCAAAGTTTTCGACACGGTTTTGGGGATGAGATGGGCAATACTCCCCGAAGCATTGGAACAGATTTTCAATGTCCTCAACCGGGACTATGACCCGGAAGTGTTAAGCCAGGCAATGCACGGTGAAGTTGAAGCGTTGAAATATTTGGGTGAAGAGGGAGAATTTAAGAAAAAAGCCGTGGTGGCTATGCCGGGAAATCCTTTGCCGAATGCACGGAACGTGAAGGTGAGGGATTCCGTTGCTATTCTCCCAGTGATTGGGCCAATTTTTCCCCGTGCGAATCTGTTCACCGAATGGAGCGGGGGAGTGAGTATTGATCAGGTGGCGTTGGACTTCAACGTTGCGCTGGAATCGGATCAAGTGGATACTATCGTTTTCAATATAGATTCTCCCGGCGGGGAAATAACCGGAGTGAGCGAATTTGCGAATATGATATTTGAGGCAGGTTGTGGTGGCGGGAAGAAAAAGAGAATCATCGCATATGCTTCAGGAATGATGGCCAGTGCTGCGTATTGGATTGGCGCTGCTTGTGATGAGCTATTCGTGAATGCGACTTCCGAAGTTGGAAGCATCGGCGTGGTGGCCGGATTCACCGACTGTTCGGAGCGTGACCAGAAATCCGGCGTGCGGAGAATCGAAATCATTTCATCTCAAAGCCCGAATAAACGGGCAAACCCAACCACGGATACCGGACGGGCAGTCATTCAGGGAATCGTGGATCAACTGGCGGACATCTTCATCAGCGAGGTTGCTAAATTCAGGAAAATTGAGATGTCTGAAGTTCTCACCGAATTTGGAAAGGGGGGGCTGGTTATTGGAGCAGATGCGGTTAAAAGAAAAATGGCTGATGAAGTCAAAAGCCTTGAAGGCATCATCAGTCTATCAATAGAACAATCAAATTCAAAACTAAACAATGGAGGTTTCTTCATGGAAGCTAATGAAAAGCAGGTTGAGTTCTCGATGACTGTTGAGGCAGTGAGGGAATCGTCACCCGAAGTGTATAACAAAATACGCACTGAGGGTTTCGAAGCCGGAAGGAATCATGAGCGGGAGCGTATTCAGGGAATTGAAGGACTGAAAGCACCCGGTTATGAAAACATCGTGGCGGATGAGAAATTCAATCCCGATGCCACGAAGGAAAATGTCGCAGCCAAGGTTCTGGAAGCGCAGGAGCAGAAACGCAGTGATGCGGCCAAAGCGGTTCAGGATGATGGCAAGGAAGTTGCCGACAAGTTGGATGGCGTGGAATCGGGCAGCGGGGCGGAAGCCGATGAAACCGCACAGGCCAATTCGGCAATCAAGGCAATGGTTGGCGGAGCCAACGAAAAGCGCAAATAATTTCGAAGGCATTCAATAATAAAATAACCTTTCACAAGGAGTAAAACAATGTCACAGCTTGATAGTTTCACTTACGATAATTTGGTTGCGGGTGACTTTCCTATTGCAACCGAAGATGTTTTGGTTGCCTCAGGGCAAAACCTGTCCCGTGGCGCCATTGTCGGGCGTGTTAAAGTGTCCGTGCCTACCACTGGAACGGCGGACACCGGCAACACCGGCGACGGAACGGTGACTGACGTAACAGGCGGGAAACGCACGAAGCGGGGCACCTACACCATTGAGTGTAAGGTTGCCATAACAAACGGCGGAACATTCGAAGTCACAGACCCGGACGACAAATATGTCGGTCAGGTGGTGATCACGGCTGGTGCCGGGGGAACTGGAGTATTCAAGAGCGATGAATTGAATTTCACGGTCACAGATGGTTCCACCGACTTCGCATTGGCCGACAAGTTCACGGTTCTCGCCACTGACGGCGTTCCGGCGAATGGAACTGCTGATGGCGGGAATACCGGCGACGGAACGGTGACTCTGGTTGAGGGACGCAGAGGGCTCAAGATTGGTGACTACACCATCACCTGTACGGCTGCGGTGACCAATGGCGGTGTCTTCAAAGTGACCGACCCAGACGGCGTGGATATTCAGACTGGTATCACGATTCCCCCCGGAGCGGGCAACAGTATCGCTTTCGACAATGATCAGATTGCCGGGACTATCACAGACGGCTCAACCGATTTCGCAGCTGCGGATTTCTTCACTGTTGCGGTCACGATTGATCCCCGTCAGGTCACGTTGCTCGACAAAACGGCGGGTGACGGTTCCAGTTTGATTTACGGCATTCTGGCGCAGGATACGAATGCGACAGCAGCAGCCAAGCGTTCAGTTGTCTATCGCACGGGACAGTTCAATCAGCGTCAATTGACTCTGGCTTCCGGAACGGACATTGAGGACGTTCGGGCAGACGGTGAAGCTCAGTCCATCTTCTTTGATGGTTCGGTGAGCGTTGACGGCAATGTGAACTAAAATCGACTATGTCATAAACTTTTTACAAGGAGCGTATTAAAATGGCACCTACACTTGATCTTTTCGAAACCCGGACGATGCTTGCGGCGCTGGAGCAAATGTTGCCTCCCAAGTCATTCCTTCGGGATACCTTTTTCAGTACTGTTGAGACTTCAAGAACGGAACACGTGGACATCGACATCATGAAGGGCAAAAGGCGTTTGGCTCCATTCATTTCCCCGAAAAAGGAAGGGAAACTGGTGGAGCGTATCGGACGCACAACCCGGACGTACAAACCGCCATACGTCAAGCCCAAGATGGTCACCAATGCTCACGATTTTCTGAAGCGGGATGTCGGCAATACCATCTACGGGGCACAGGATTCGGCTTTCAGCCGGGCAGCCAAGCAGGTGGGCAAAGACATGGCCGAATTGGATGAAATCATCACACGGCGGGAAGAATGGATGTGCGCCCAATTGCTTCAGACCGGGCAGGTTGACGCTGTCGGGGATGGTGTGAACGACAATATCAATTTCGGGATGGATACATCGCATATAATCACTCTATCGGGTACAGATCTGTGGGATGATTCAGCATCTACACCCCTTGAGGATTTGAGGGCATGGCGCAGACTTATCATGAAGGATTCCGGACGTGTACCCACGGATGTCGTTATGGGATATGAGGCAATTGATGCCTTCCTTGCCCATGCGAACGTGAAAGACCGTTTGGACACCCGGCGAATTGATCTGGGCATGATTGATCCGGCTCAGTTTGGTTCCGGCGTGCTTTATTACGGGCGCATCAAGGACGTGAACGTGGACTTGTGGGTGTACGATGAATGGTATGTCCATGAGGACTCCGGAACGGAAACACCGATGGTTGATCCCACCAAGGTGATTATCGGTGACCGGAATGCCCGGACTGCTCGTCATTACGGTGCGATTCAAGACCTGAAGGCCAATGCATCCGTTCCCCGGTTTCCGAAATCGTGGGAAGAGGAAGACCCATCAGTGCGTTTCATCATGGTTCAGAGCGCACCACTGATGGCGCTCCATCAGGTTGACGCATTCGCATGCGTGAAAGTGTTGGCGTAAATTATTCAATAGGTACCCAACCGGGAGATTGAGTATGAAACCTATCATATGCAGACAAGCGATAAAAACCGGGGGCAAGTATGCTTCCCCCGGTTCCATCGTCAACGTGGAAGATGATGAAGCTGCCCGATTGGTGAGATTGGGTGCGGCTGAATTTATATCTTCCACCCCAGCGACTGCCCCAGCGACTGCTCCGACAGAAACCGGGGAAGCGGATGATGGAGATGACGGCAGTATCGACCGTGAGGAAGCGATTGCCGAATTGGCTCAGATTAAGGGTGTCAACGACAAGTGGGCGACCGATATGTTTGAAGCGGGAATTACGGGAATTGGGATGCTTCAGGATATGTCCCCGGATGCGCTCAATGACCTTCCTATCAAGGGAATCGGAGCCAAAAAGGCAGCGGACATCATTGCCGATGCGAAGGAATTTCAGATGGGGGATTAATCCCCCGGCTTTTTGACTTGAAAATCATCCAAGGAGTTATACCATGGCAAATGCACTTTATGGCCTGGGGCGCGACAAATTCGCCAACGGCGATATCGACTGGGTCAACGATACTATCAGGCTGTATTTGATTGATAC